ACACAGGGTTGTTCTCCGGAAGTGCAGGAATGTTCGGCACGGTTAATTGCTTTACCTTTTTTAGCTATCTCCTCTTATGACTTGAAAGCCGATATAGATAAGTCAGCTTCCGGAAACACCTTAACAAAAAAAACTCTCCCGATTGAGGAGAGTGCAGAACACGAGGTTTTGCTTTATAGCACTATTTCGTGGTATAGTAATATAATTAAATCGTCTTGTCAAGTAAATATATGGAAATCCTAAAAACACACTACGCAATATCAAAGCCAGTTACAAGTTACAAAGAGATCAAAGAGGAGGTTAAGAAGCTAAAGAGGTTCATAGATAAACCCAATCTAAAGGGGTATTATAATAAAGCATATGCGATTTGCCATTGTTTGTTCAATGAAACGCCATATGCCTTTTTTGTTCTATCAGACGACGTAAGGGTAGAAGGACTATTGAAACATAAAGTAATAATCAATCCGGAGATCATTGAAGTTCCGGAGAAGATAAAGATTAAGATAAAGAATAAGGATACAGGGGAGTTCGGTAAGGACGAGGAGAAAGATAATCTTGTTACATTCAAGGAAGCGTGTCTATTCTTTCCATTTAGAAGGGAAAAGAATGTGAATCGTGCCTATGAGGTAAAAGTTAGATACCAAGTTCCTACACTACTTGGAGGATTAAAGACAATAGAGGAATATCATATCGGGGTAATGTCAGAGATCTTTCAGCACGAAGTAGATCATATGGCAGGCAAGAACGTGTTTTTAAGCACGCAGACGCCTTTCAAATGGTGGGAGTTGATAGGTAGTCCTAAATCACAAGGGGGATCTTCTATTGATAATGATACTCACGTTGAGGAGAAGGATACAGTAACTATAAAAGCAGAATCATAGTCTATGCCTGATAAGGAAGAACAAAATGCTTTGGCAAGGATTGAAGAATTAACTGGCGGTGCAGTTCCTTCAATGGATTTGTTACGTGATATTAAAGAGGAGGAGGTATCAAGATTAGACGGTGAGAAATATCATTTTTACGAGCCTAACGGGAAATGTGAGGAGTTTATTATAAGAGTAGGTGAAAAGAATGAGGACGGAGAGCATAACTTTGTTATATTGTTTTCAGCCGCGAATGGTGTGGGTAAAACTGCGGCGGGTGCAAATGTTGTATCACATATTATTTGGGGTGCAGATAGCGATAACAAGTATTTCAATCAACCTTTATTCAAAGACTTCCCGTTTCCAAAGGTACGAAGGATTGCGTCAGAGCACGAAAATATCAAAAAGAATCTAATACCTACATTAAAGGAGTGGTTTCCGGACGGAAGGTATAAGACAAAGAAAGGAGATAAGAGATATGAAAGTGAATGGGAAACAGATAACGGTTGGAAGTTTGATATATTAACTTACGATCAGGACGCAAAGAATTATGAAAGTTCCACTCTGGGCTTTGCTTGGTTTGACGAGCCACCTCCAAAAGCAGCTTTTATAGCTACCGTTGCACGTATGAGAAAAGGTGGGATTATCTTTATAACAGAAACACCTCTTTATGCGGCGTGGTTATATGATCATATTATTGCTACTCCGGACGACGTTCTATTAGACAAAGGACAACGTGTTTATATTGAAGCTGATATTACTTCAGCGTGTAAAGAGCACGGAATCAGAGGTCACTTGGAACATAAATACATTGAAAGAATGATTGCAGAATATAGTGAGGACGAAAAGCAAGCACGTATCTATGGTAAGTTCGCTCATTTAGTTGGAATGAGGTTCAAACAGTTCAGCCGGAAGATACACGTTATAAAGCCTTTCGCTCTTGATCCGAGGATATGGTCTGTTTATCACGCGTTAGATACCCACCCAAGACATAATGACGCGGGAACGTGGATAGCAGTAAATGAAGAAGGGACAAAGATAGTAGTTAACGAGTTGGGTAAATCATTGACCGGTGGAACAGAGGAGTTGGTAGAAAACCTAAAGAAGATCAATGGAGAATATAGAATAGTCCGGAAGCTACTTGAGCCGGCGGCGTTCGTTGAGGATCAGCATAGTGAGAAGTCTTTAGCTAAGAAGTTTGAGGAGTTAGGATTGTCTTACTTAAAGGCTACCAAGTTCAGATCAGCTTCAGATACAAGGATTGAGGACGCTCTTGCATATAACCAAGTAAGTCTTGGAGGTGATCAGAATGAAATGATTAAAGCACCGGAGTTATATATCTTTGATACTTGCCCGCAAACTATCTATGAGTTTGAACATTATCGTTGGGAGGAGTGGAAAGGGAAAACTGCGGAGGATAAAGATAAGAAGGAAAAGACGATTGATAAGGACGATCACTTTATTGAGAACGTGGGACGTATATTGATCCAAGAGCCAAAGTTTATACCTAAACCAAAGGAGGAGGACGACTACGAGGAGGAAGAAAGCTTTGATCCGTTTGATAATCCTATAATGTAGTTCTCCACAATTAGCGTGATCATTATTAAAATGGTATAATAATATAATTAATCAGCCAATATGCAAGTTCAAACATTCAAGAAAGACGAATACAGAGATTGCCCCGTATATTATAGAAATATGCGTGACCATTTTGAGTATTTAGTTATTATTAATAACGAGTTATACACGGCACACATTCAGGTTAAGCCGTTTTTTATTACCCGCGTGTTACATTTACTGGGTTACGAAAGAACAATGTATAGTAAGCAACATCAGTTGTCTATTGTCAAACAGTTAAGGAGATTAACGGAAACTACCGTTGATTTTGTTCTTGACAAACCTGCTAAAGTAAAAGATAATTAAATTAGATTATACTACTCGCTTCCGGTCAAGGAAGATAAGGCAGTTGTGGGAATCGCCAAGCTACAACTATGCCTAATAAAAAACCTACAAACGAAGAACAGCCAAAAGAAACATTAGATCCTTCTATTGTCAAGGCTTTAGATAAGCACGACGCAACAGATTATTCAACTCTTATTCAACAGTTTGAAACAGAGTGGAATCTTGGGTGGTGGTTTCTAAAACCAAAGCTTGACGAGTGGGCTGTTAGGTTAAAACTTTATAATAATCAGAAAAGAAACAAAGAATCAATCGGAGATCCTTTGCTTTTTACTATACATCAGACAATCTTGTCTTCATTAGTTAGTGATATGTTATCCGTAGCTTTTTCTGCACGAGAGCCGGGGGACGCAGAGGTAGCAGAAAACCTTAACTCTTTAGCGTTATATGATTATGACGATATGGGGAAAGACGAATTAGATTATGAATGGGATTGGGACGCTTCGTTTTTCGGACGTGGATTATGTTTACTATCAGAGTTTGATAGGAAGCTTAAAATACCTATTCCGGAAATCATTGACGTTATGACTTGGTTAAGAGATCCAAGAGCAACCTCCGTAAATGGAGATAGAAAGGGCAGAGGTGGAATGAGGTTCGGTGGAAGGGAAATCAGATTGACAAAGAATGATATGGATAAGGCAGGGATATACTTTGGCTATGAGAAGCTTAAAGCAGATAATACAGATCAAAGATCATTGATAGATCAAATGTCACAAGCAAGAGCAAATGCTCAAGGATTGGCTGACATAAATAAATGGGATAAGTTAACCGGTGAGAATGGGGATCATAGACTTATAGAATGGTTTACTAATTGGAGAGGTAAAAAGATTATTGCTACCTTTACAGGAGATAGAAAGAAGGTTGTAAGATATACAGAGTTGAAGGATCAAACTATGTTCCCAATTATAGATAGATCTATTTATCCTATGTCACACGATTGGGACGGTGTAAGTGTTCCGGATTTAGTTGAAGATAAACAAAGAGCAAGATCTTCAGTTCAGAATCTATCACTAAAGGGAATCAAGATTAACTTGAATCCAAGATATTTATATAATACTAATAAGATTAAGAATAGGAGCGATTTGAATGTTAAGTTTAATAGACATATTCCGGTTGACGGAGATCCTAATAATTCTATTGTTCCGGTTCAGACACAAGGAGTTAAACAAGAAGTCCAATGGATATTAGACGTTTTGGATACTGGGGCACAGAAAGCAACAGCTACACCGGACGTTCAACAAGGAGTTCAATCAGATCAAAAGAGAACAGCCACGGAACTTAACTTGCAATCAGCTAAGGTTGATACAAGGTATTCTTTATCAGCCAAGATCTTTGGTTGGTCAGATAAGAAGTATTGGCGACAATGGTATAAACTTTATAAACAAAACTTCAAGGAAGGTATTGACGATAAGATTATCAGGATTAACGGCTCTATGGGGGCAAAATGGAGGACGTTTACTACGGAAAACATCATAGCGAACATAGATCCGGACATTGTTATTGAAAGTAAGGTTATATCAGACGCAAGAAAGTTTAACGAATTACAGAAATATAGAATGTGGATTAAGGACGTAGTAGCGTTAGATCCACAAAGTTCTAATACAAGATTTGCTTTACGCAAAATGGGTAAGCTTTCCGGATTCAGAGAGGACGAGGTTGATCAACTGTTACCTCCTACAATAGACGAAATGAACGCTGAAGCAGAAAATGAAAAGATTGATAACAAAGAGAAAGTAGAAGTGAAGGTATTTGACGACGACTTCGTTCATATTGAAGTTCATAATAAAGCTTCTGATACTCCTGAAAAGAAAGCACATATGAACGCTCACAAGAACTCAATGATGTTAAAGAGGGTAAGACCGGAGTTTGATCTTACAGGCGGGAATCCTGAACCACAAGAACAGGAGCAAGTAGAAAGTCCTGACGTAAACTTCTCAAAGGAAAATAGTGTAACAGGAGGAATTAATGTAACTAAACCACAATGACAAAGAAACCCACAAAGAAAAAGAAACCTATAAAGAAGCCAAAGGTTATGACCGTGGAGGTTGAGCCGGTAGCTGTTTCAGGTAGTCCGGAAGCAAGGGTAAGTGCATTAAAGAGTTTAGTAGCTTCTTCAGGTTGGGCTATATTAGTCGGAATAATGAACGATAATATAAACTATTTGGAGAGTGCTATATTAGATAAGGTTAATCCGGAAACAGGAGAAGATATTACAGACGAACAAGTTGAGTTTCTAAGGATCAAAAGAGGATTAAACATTGAGTTAAGGGATACTCCAAAGAATTATAGTAAGGAAATAATGGCAGATTTATCAGGTGACGGTGAGGACGACGACGACGGAGATCCATTTTGGAAAGCTGACGATTTACGTAAAGAAGAAGAAAGAAGAAGGGCGTCAACAGAATATAAGAATAGATAGGATAGCACATTAACAATTTGATAGACGTAGTATTGTGAACACGTAAAAAATCGCAAGCGATTGTATTATGAGGTTCGCTGAAACTGCTTATTATCTGTGAGGGGCTTTGGCGATTTCCTACTTACGGACTAATAAGAACCCTTAACTTGTTTTATTACTCGTTACTGGGCTTGTTGGTAAAAGTAGGCAGTTTCAGCGAGCTTCATAGTAAGCTTGCCGTATAGTTAGTCGCTATACGAGGTCACGTATCATACGTGATAGCCACTAATCTTGGTTTCGGTATTCCCGGAGAGGTGAGAACATTAAGTTAAAAATATGCCTGACATTGAACCAAAAAACAATGTAGCCGCCGGCGAGCAAGGTGCTGAAGGCGAGAACGGTGCAAAAAACACCGAACAAAAAATTGAACCCACTACCATTGAGGAGAATAAAGGTGGTGAAGGAGGTGACGGTGGTGACAATCCGGAAGCCGGTAAGCCGGCAGAAGGTGAAGATCCTGCCAAAGCCCCTAAAGAAGAAGCAGACGAGTTTAAGGACGACGGAGAAGATCCAGTTACTAAACCTCGTTTATCCTCAAAAGACTTTATTATAGGTCGTAAACACTCAAAGCTATCCAAGATTGCCAAGAAAGGCGAAGGAGGAGAAGGAGAAGGTGCTAAACCGGCTGAAGGTGACGATCCGGAGATCGCACAAGAAGACGAAGATCTTATAACTAAAGTTGTAGCGAAGAACTTTGCCCCAATGATTGATAAAACACAGGGTGCTGAAGACGACAGGGAAATAGATCAGTTTATAAAGGATAATCCTGATTTCAAACCCTATGCGGCGAAAGCAAAGCGTTTTATCTCACACCCTTCAAGAAAACATTTACCTGTTGAAAGCGTATTCTACGAGGTCGCAGGAAAAGACTTATTGAAGATCGGTGCTAAACGAGCCACTAAGGCTGACGAAGAAGCAAAGAACACTCAAGCGGGCGGTGGATCTGCACGTGGAGGTGAGGGTGGAAAGAAGACTTGGGATCTAACCGACGCAGAGTTTCAAGCAAAAAAAGAAGCGATTAGGAGAGGTTAATCTTAATTGCTTTACAAGAGAAATTATTAATTAAAAGTTAAAAAAATGCCTGACAATACTACAAGGACACAAATCCCTGCGGAGGTAAACAACTTTTACGACAGAACTCTTTTAGTAAGAGCCGTCGCTTCATTTGTTCACACCCGTTGGGCTCAAGTTAGGGATATACCTAAAAACTCGGGAACGAAAGTTATCAAGTTTAGAAGGTATGGCAACCTTAACGCCGCAACCACTCCGCTAACGGAAGGTATTACACCTGCCGGAAGCCAATTATCAGTTACAGACGTAACAGCTACCGTTCTACAATACGGTGACTATATAACTGTTACTGATATTGTCACTTATGAAAGTGAGGACGCAGTATTAATGGAAGCAGCCGAAATTATGGGTGACCAAGCCGGCGATACCATTGATCAATTATGTCGTGATATTCTTAATGCAGGAACAGGGGTTATCTATTCCGGAACAGCTAATACAGCTACCGACGAAGTTGCCGTAGGTGATGTTATCACTTACCAAAACTTGGATAGTGCTTCATTGAATCTAAAGAATAACAACGCAAAAACTATCACACGACAGATAGACGCTTCAACTGGTTATGCTACAAGTCCAGTTCCTGCGTGTTTTATCGGTATTATCAATCCAGAGATTACCGCCAAAGTAGCAACATTCACCGGTTGGACACCTGTCGAAAAGTATTCCAACCAATCAACAGTTATGGCAGACGAAGTAGGATCATATAGTGCTAACGGAACAAAAATCCGTTTCATTGAAACTACTAATTCAAAGATCAAAGAGGACGCAGGAACAGGAAACATTGACGTTTACTGCACCCTTCTTATCGCTATGAACGCTTACGGTATTACAAGGATTTCAGGCGAAGCTATGAAAAACATTGTAAAGCCATTAGGTGCAGGTGATGATCCATTGAATCAAAGAGCCACTTCCGGTTGGAAAGCAACATTTATTGCTAAGATTCTTAACGAGGACTTTATGCAAAGAATTGAAAGTGCTAAAATATAGTTTTCCTTTAGCGGAGTAGCCCGCCAAAGCCCATAATGAAACTTAATCATTAAAGGATATATACTCTTATGAGTGCAAAGAAAAAAGATCCACTTCTTGCTAACGAAGGCGAAGTTAACAAGGAAGATCTAAAACCACAAGAGCCGAAAGCGGAAGTAACTAAACCAACGGAGAATGTTGTAAAACCTGCTCCGGAGGTTAAGAAACCTACGAAAGAAGCTAACAGGGATATTGTTGCGGAAACAAAACAGATCCTTGCCGATTCGCCACATACCAATTTTATTATTCCAGTTGTAGAAGGTGAGCCGGTAGGAGCTACCGATCAAGTTCAAATCAACGGATATAAATTGACGATTCAAAAGGGGGAAATGGTCAATATCCCAATGGCAATAGCCAAGATACTTGCTGAAAAGTATAGAATAACTTTGACGGCAGGTTCTAAAAAAAGATTAGACCGTAACCCTGATCAAGCGAATAGATTAGGTTAAAGAGGTCGTTTAGCCTAAATATAAATAGTAATTTAGTAAATAACTATGATTAAAGATTTAATTTGTAATGTATGTGTAAAAGCACCGGGGTTAGCTATCTCGTCCGGTGGAAGTGCTGATGTCAAATACGGAAGCACCTTCGCTGTTAAGGCAAATGGATTTATTTCCATTGACACTACAACCGCAGACGCTCCCGGATTAGAGGAATCCAAGGGTGTCGGGAATGTAGCAACTTCAAACATAGCTGACGATTATCAAAGAGTTTATACTCTTTTAGCCGCCGTAAATACAACCACAGGCGTAATAACCTGCACTTGGGTTCACGGGGCTGACTTCGCAATCGGTAGATTTGCAAAGACTTCAGATATAAACTTTGGTAATCCTGAAAATAACGACTTCTTGAAAGCCGTTGTTGGATTCGTAGTAATCACTAATGAAACAGGTGCAGTATTTATTCCGGGAACAACCGTATTAGATGTTGCTAACTCAACTGTTCAATATATTGATAATTACGGATTTGTCGGAATGTAGCAATCATAGGAAATCGTTAAGTAAGTAAGCAAAAAAATGACACCTATAAAACTCGCAACATTAATTAGATACTATACTGGGACTAACTCAACGACCTTTACGGACGCTGATATTCTCACTTTGGCAAATATCTTCAAAGACGATATGTGTATTGAGGTATCAAAAGAGGTTGGCGAGGATTATTTCGGACTACGGTTTACACGTGATCTGATCGCGGGACAACGTGAGTATGATTTGCCTAATGAAGTTATGGGGAGAATGAAATATCTTCAAGCTACTTTGGACGGCACTAACGAAAAGATACTTACTGAAACAGATTTGTCGCTTTATCATAAGGCTATGGACGAGGATACAATACAAACCACGTATGCAGGGTTAGAGCCACAATTTGATCTATGGGATCAAGGGATCTATATATACTCTGCCGACGCCATTATAGACGTCACAGACGGGCTTGAACTGTGGGCTATCATATATCCTTCTGATATTGCTAATCTAACAGATACAGACGATCTTTCAGTAAATCCGGACGACTATACTCACGGATTACCAAGACCATTACACGAGTTAATCGCAAGGAGAGTGTCTATCGCTTACAAATCCAGTAAGGACAAGCCTATACCATTATCTGATAAAGAGAAATTGTATGAGGTGGATCTTGCTCAAGCAATCCAAAACCTTAAAGGGACAAATATGGATAGGTCGGTTGAGCCAAGCGTTCCTTACGACGACGGAAGTGAGTATTAACTTCCGTAAATCATTAAACTATTCAAACAAATGATTTATACAGCAAAGATCAAAGAGATTAATAAAGAGTTTTCCCTTCCGGATAATTGCTCTCTATTAAGCGTATGTTTTGATATATTACTTGACGGAAAGGTAGTTGCAGAGCGTAGATTGGGGTTCTCAATAGACACTTCTAAAGAAGCAATCACCGAAGAAGTCACGAAGTATTGTTCAATGTATCAAAACGATCACGAATTAGCAGCCGGTGCTCAAGAAAGAGCAGAAGCCGAAGCGGGGGCTGACGACGTGATTGAAAGTCTTACAGGTAAAGAGTTGTCACCGGAAGAAGTTTCTACTCCAAAAGAGGATAAGAAAGTTAAGGACGATAAATAGCCTAAAGACAGGAATCGCCATTGTGAGTTAAAAAATAATTAAATATATTCTAAAAATATGTTCTCATTTATAAAGTCAAAAGTGGGGTTAAACGAAAATGTAGAATATCAGTTAAGGGATAAAGACGGCAATTCAAAAAATCTTTTCCAAGCCAACAAGCTTTACAGTTGGTTAATGAAGAAAGGATTAGCTTCCCGTGATATTACTTCTTCATTGTTCGGTCACTTCACAGAGAAAATGGTGGTTTCTAATTTGATAACTACCGTTGGAGTTTCAGGAATCGCCGCTCGTCTTAATGGTTCAGGTTCTCCTGACGCCTATACCTACATTGGGTTAGGAACAGGAACAACCGCTGCTGCCGACGCTGATACAGAAGTTGAATCCGAGATTACAACTTCCGGTGGTGCAAGAGCAAGTGCTACGGTTACACTACAAACAACCGATACTGCGGGAGATACCGCACAGCTACAATTAACCTTCAACTTCACTACTGGGGCTTCTTTCGCCATTACTGAATCAGGAGTATTAAATGCAGCTTCAGCCGGAACATTGTTAGCAAGACAAGTCTTCTCTGCTATTAATGTAGCTTCAGGCGACAGTTTACAAGTCACTTGGAAGTTTGATGTAGATACTGCTTAGTATTATATCTCTACTCTGCCCTCTTATTGAGGGTGGGGATAGGGACATAATCCCTAATAAAAATTAATAAATCGCTATGGATACTACACAAAACAAGAGGTGTCTAATAGGTATGCCAAGTGGGAGCGGATTAGTTCCTGCTTATACGGTTGATAGTCTGTTTAAGCTTAATAGACCAATTCCAACCGGAATACTAATTATTGAACGCCAAGCCGTGGATAAGGCGAGGAACTACATTGTAGAACTCGCAATACGTATGGGAATAGATTATTTATTCTTTGCTGACGACGACGGAGTGTTACCAGTTGACACATTGAATAAGTTATTAGAGGACGATAAAGATATGGTTTCTGCTCCTATGATGACCAGAAACGTAAGAGAAAACGGAAAACACTCACTTTGTTGTTTCAAAAAACACGACTTCTATATAGGTGACGGAAAGAATATAGGAAAATATAGATCCGTTGAAAAGTTTGATAACTCAAAGGGTTATCTTCACGAAGTGGACGCTGTGGGATCTGCTTGCGTAATGATAAAGAAAGAAGTGTTTACTGCATTATTTAAGAAACATAACGGAAGACCATATGAGTTTATCAACGAGGTTCACGAAACTGAAGAACACGGAGTTACTTTAAGGAATATATCAGAAGATCTATGTTTCTCTGAAAGAGCCAAGGACGCAGGATTCAAGATATGGGTTGATACGAGGATCAGACCTGTTCATTTAGGAAAACCAAAGTTTATCAGATTTGAACAAGACGGAGAAGATTGGGGAGAATTAAAAGATCCGGACGTTAAAGGTGCATTATTATCAGAAAACTTAAAATCTTATGAGGTCAAAAAAACAAAAGAATAATATAATTTAATAATTAATTCAAAAATAATTATATGGCAGATAAAAAAATAACTGGGTTAGACGAATTAGCAGCACAACCGGACGATAATGATATGTTGGCTATTGTTGACGATCCAACGGGATCGCCAATAACTAAAAAAATTAAGGTTTCCAATTTGTTATTAGGGGCAGGTGGTGGTGGTATAGGGGCAGTTGTTGCATCAGATGTTGTAATAAAAGAAGCAAATACTGCGAGGAATCCTGATTCTACTACTTATGCAATAGCAAAATCAATTGAAATAGAATCTGCGGGAACATATAGGGTAGTATTTGAGTTGAAGACGGGTAACGCTTCATATTTTGCTTACGGAAAGGTTTATAAAAGTGGTGTAGCCCACGGAACAGAACGAGCAACACAATCGACCTCCTATGTAAATTATAGTGAAGATTTAGTATTCGAAGAAGGAGATACAATAGAGGTCTATGGTCACAATGACGCTGGTGCCAACCCGATGAATATAGCCAATTTCAGTATAAGAGGTGACCTTTTAGCAACTGCAACAGTAATAACGGATTAAGGAACAAGAGCAATAAAATATGGCGATAGTATATTCCAAAATCTTGTTGGAAACCGCTGATAACCTATTGACTGAAACGGGCGATTTTTTATTACTTGATCCACAAGCCATATCAAATACTCTTACTGAAACTATCGTTACTACCACAGTTTACGCTCGTGTTATCACTATTTATAAAGGATTAGTTGAAACTATCAAAGCAATTAGTTTAGGAGTAACACAGGCAAGTAGAACACTCATTGAAAGCTTGTCAGTTGTTCCGGCGATAGCCTACGTTTTAAGTGCAATAAAAACTCTTACTGAAACAATTATTGTTGTTCCGGTATTTGCTGTATTGAAACTATTAATTGTTCTTTATACAGAAAGCATTGCGATTATTGATAAAGTATTCAAACAGCCTGCAAAGATTTTTATAGAAAATCTTAAAGTATCTCCAACCATAACAAAAATACTAACAGCGTTGAAAACTCTTACGGAAAACGTAATAACGGGTGCTAACGCGTTATTAAAGACATCAAGGACATTCATTGAGGTAATAGTGATTGCACCTCTTTATAGTGCCATTTTAGCCGCTACAAAGACACTCACGGAGATAGTTAAGGTAATTGGGGCGGGATTAAACAAAACAACAAGGATATTTACAGAATTATTTGAGGTAGCAAATCCGGTAATCTCAATTATCACTATTTTCATAAAAGGCTTAACAGAGGTAATCTCTGTGGTAGAGATTGCAATCAGTAAAGTGCTAACCGCTATTAAGGTTTTAATAGAAAGTGTTAAAACTATTCCTACATTTTTAACAGCCGGAGTATTTTATAAGATATTGAGCGAGATAGTTACAATTATAGATAGCGTTACAAGAAGCGTAGGAAGAACTTTAACTGATAATGTATTAATATCGGGGGTAGTAACTAATATAGCGACACTTATAAAGATTTTATCTGATTCTATCAAGATCGTAGGATCAAGACTATTAAATATGACAAGAACTTTCTCTGAAAGTATTATTATAATTCCTACATATATTAATCAAGCTGTTAGGACATTCTCTGAAAGGATTGTAATAATAGCAGAACACTCTAATCAGACAGCAAAAACATTTATAAATAATGTAAGATTATCAGATACTATAACAAAGACAGCTATATTCCTAAAGGTATTATCTGATTCTATAATAGTTGCCGGATCAAGATTGTTTAGCGTGGCAAGGATATTATCTGAAAGCATAATTGCTATTCCAACATACATAAATCAGGCTGCAAAAATCTTCTCTGAAAGTTTTGTAATTGCTTCAACCTACGTTAATAAAACAGCAAGGATATTCATTGAAAGGATCAAGACGTTAGATACGATAGCTAAAACAGCGACACTTATTAAGATCCTAACTGATACAGTTATTGTCACCGGATCAAGATTATTCAGTATAGCAAGGACATTCTCCGAAAGAATAAACGTAATATCAACCTATATAAATCAAACCGCAAAGATATTCGCGGATACAATGGGAGTATTTGATTCAGTTAGTAAGTTGGGAGTATTCAAAAAGATATTATCAGAAGTGATTATTGTTTCCGGATCAGTTGTATTTATGGTAGCTAAAACATTCACAGAGATTATAAATGTTATAGGACAAACCGTAGAAATAGCGTGGTTAAAGGTATTAACCCAAACTATTAAGGTAGTAGATAGCATTGTATTTAATCTTTCAAGGATCTTCACAGAAATAGTTAAGGTTATAGTAAGTGTTTCAAAAGTATTACCTCCTAAAGCATTTACAGAATATATAAGTATCAATGAAGTATTTAATCCGTTTACTATTGGGAAGCGATTGATAGAAAGCTTTGTTACTACCGCTACGACATTATTTAATAAATGGCAATATACAACATTATCTGAATCCGTCAAGGTAGTAGGAAATCTATTAGTATCTATAAGTAGAACATTTATAGAGGTGATTGTTATGGCTACCGATTTACTAACGAGAGTTGTAACGAGGGTATTCTCGGAAGTTATCGCTATCGTTGATACTATTGCTACTCAATTCGGAAAAGTAAAATATGAAAGTTTTTCAGCAAGTGATTCATTGGGTAGTTGGACTATTGGAAAAATGTTAAGAGAAACTGTGATCGTAGTTGATAGGGTATATCATTCAATATCAAGAACCTTATCAGAAGCAATATCAGTTGTAGGTAATGGAGTTATAATCGGATTAAAATTATTATCAGAAAGTATTATCGTAGTGGGATCTATGGCAGGAAGGGTAATGGCAAGAGTATTATCAGAAGTTATCAAGGTAGTAGATACGCTTATTAACAATCGTATTATATATGAAATCTATACAGAAGCCTTTAAGGTAGTTGATAGCGTTCTGAAAAAAGCGGGAATTATCTTGACAGACGTGATAAGTGCTGTTGATAGTGCTGTAAGGTGGGCTGTATCTAAACTATTAGTAGATCCGATTATAGTTGCTGTTAGCTTTATAAAGACTTGGACTTTGAGTAGGATCTATAATGAAGTGATTAAGGTATCCGGAAATGTATATAACCGTGCAGGAAAAATCCTATCAGAAAGTATCGCGGTAGTAAGCACCTTTGTTGTAGGAACTATATCTAAAGTAATCACAGAAACAGTTTTAATCTACGATACGATAGCTAAATCGTTGCCAAGAGTATTTGAAGAATCAGTTACCGTAGTTAGCAATGCCTTAAATAAAGCCGGAAAGATATTTGTTGAAGCGTTGGAAGTAGTCGGGGCTTTCACATTAGGAACTATCTCCAAGTTATTTGTTGAACCAATTAAAGTAATAGCTACGTTTATAACCGGTGGTATATTTTATAAAGCCCTATCAGAAGTTATAGTAGTTATTGGGAATGGATTTAATAGAGCCGGAAAGATCTTCATAGATTCACTTGAGGTTGTAGGAACTTTCGCATTAGGAACTATATCAAAAGTATTTGTAGAAGTAGTAAAAGTATATGACGGATTAACAGTATTAATTTCAAGGACGTTTAGTGAGGTTATAAAAGTAGTAGATAGTATAACTACTTTAACTGGAAACATATTTAGCGAAACAATAAACGCATTAGGTAGTCTTACTCATTTAATAGGTAGAACATTATCAGAAGTTATTGTCGCGGGTTGGGCTAAAATAAAGCTTGTTCTTAATGGGACACAAGTTGGGTTATGGAAAAAGGTTGCAAGAATCACCGGTAATTGGATAAAAAAGAGCCGGAATGATAATTAAAAATTAATCAGAATATGGAAGGAACAAATAACAACCTAAAGGAAGCGAAAGTCTGGGATCTAATGGTAGGACGTGGAAAAGTCTTTATCAGCGTTTTCCTATGTGGAACAGGAATAATGGCTTGGATCGTAGCAATGTTTTTCAGCCCTATGAATGAGGTCAAACAGAATATCGCGTTAATACAGAAAGATATTAATGTTATCCAAACCAATCACGAGCAACACATTGAAACTCTTTATACTCAAATGGCGGGAATGAAAATGGAAATCAAAGAACAAAACGTCGCAATACAAGAACAACAAGAATGTATCATACGGCTTTTAGAAAGAAGCGGTATGTAATAATTTTATGCCAAATCAAGTTATAATAGACAATATAAATCTCGGTGGTATTGCTGATAGCAAGTATCAAGGTCAAGCTAACTCTGTGTCAGCTATGGTCGGTCTTGATATTCATTCAGAGCCGGGAATAGTTAAAGTAAACCAAAAGCTTACTAAAGAAAGCGGGACTACCGTTGACGATTTAGTAAAGCGTATTTTACCTTGTTCAGACGGTAATACTTATTTATTCGGATCTACTAACGGAAAGATATGGAAAAGGACGTCAGCCGGAACTTACTCGTTAGAAGCTACCGCTTCGCCTGCTTCCGGAGGAGTTGGGATATTAGACGCCTATGAGGACAAGGGTTATATTTATTATGCTATGGAGGACAAGCTTGGTCGTGTAGCCGTAGGTGCTCCGACAGCTTGGGCGGGACGTGACGACGATTGGGGTGCGTTTGCTAACGGTGACGCAGATTTCCACCCTATGTTTGAAGTCAATCAAGTTTTATATATTGGGGACGGGAAGGACGTCGCACAAGTTGACGACGGAACATTTAGTGCTTCTGCTTTAGATATTAAAACTCCATTGAGAGTTAAGGCTTTAGGGCAGATTCTAACAGATCTATTAGTAGGAACTTTTGTTAATGTATATATGGTAATGACGGAGATTATGCGTTGGAATACTTGGTCAGGTTCATTTTCTTCTTCTGATAAGATTCCAGAGATAGGGATTAATTCCTTCTTAAAAACAGATAATTTTAATTTGGTATCTGTTGGACGCAAAGGACATATATATTCTTACAATGGAGTTCAATTAGAGGAATATAAAAAAATACCGGGTGATTGGACGGGGACTAACGAAGCTACAATAGAGCCTAACGCTTCTTGTAATATGAATGGAGTTCCGTTATTCGGATTATCTAACATAAGCGGGAATCCGGCTAAACAAGGAATATATAGTTTATCAGGATATGATCGTAATTATCCTAAAGTATTAAACCTTGAATGGCTTATCTCAACAGGCAATTCTTCAGGAGTAACCATTGGATCAATAGAAATGGTAGGAACTGTTTTATTAGTAGGGTGGAAAGATACGACAGGATCAACTACTTATGGAGTAGATAAATTGGATCTAACATTAAAAACTGTTACTTCATATTTTGAAACAAGACAGATAAAAATTGATAGATCAGAAAAGACTACATTTACTGGATTTGTTGGTTATCGCTTATTGCCTACCGGAACAGCAATTAAGATTTATTATAAGAGCAATCACGCAACTGGATATACAGAAGCAACAACAGTTGTTGATACAGATAGAAAGATTGTTTATACGAAGGAGAAGTTTCCAAGTTCAAATACTATACAATTCAAAGTAGAATTAACTTCAACTGCAAATCTTGCTCCGGAAGTAGAAAATGCACAATTTGATATTATAGATTGATATGAACCAAATAGATCCATTTACAAATATCCCTTATATAGAAATACCTAATGCCGGTAATGAAAACGCAGGCGGGACTTTTATTACTGATTTAAGATCAGTTAGCGTTGGAACAGGGACACAGGTTTTCAGAGCGGATCAAAGTGGTATATGGTTAGGAGGTTCTACTTTTGACACAGCTACTTTCAGCGTATCTATGGCGGGTGATATTCTTGCAAGTTCATTTACTTTAGTCGGTGGGACTATCAGATATGCAAAAACCTCTTTTGCTGATACCGCTCACGCCGGTTATTGGATTGGATCTTTAGGATTGCATTTTGGAGAATCTGCTACAAGTTATTTGAAATATACAATAGGAGGTGCAGTAGATATAGTTGGATCAGAGATTGATACCACCTCAACAATAGGCGGTAGGATTGCTTCTGTATTAGCTGACGCAATAGACGCTTCAGGACATTTTGCAGATACAGCCATTGATACAGCAAATAAAACTATATTAGGATCTTTTCTATTCGGAGTATCCGGAGCAATACAAATAGGAGAATATCAAGCAGGAGTTACCGGAGATATTAAAATAAGCCCTACGGGTATTTTAGGTAGGGATAAAGATAATCAGACTACCTTCTCAATAAATGCTACAACTGGGGTTGCGGTATTAAATGGATTAGTAGTCGGGACAAATGTCGGATTGGGAACTGCGGAAGACGAAGCAGGAGTGACTACTATTATTCCCGGAGTTGTAACAACCGCCTACCTTAACGCTAAAAATATAATTGCAGGGAGTGTTGCCGCCGAAGATATAGTCGCGGGAACAATTACAGGTTCAACAATACAGACGGATACCGGAGCGAGTGGTCACATTGAAAGGATCGTATTGGCTGACGGTGACGACGCTTCAGTTCCTAACCAAATGTTATTTTATAACGCTTCAAATGCCTTAATATCACAATGGTCTATAAATAACAGCACAGACACATATAGTTCAAATGGGGGGCTTGATATAGACGTAGGGACTTATGATATTCGTTTTCATTATCTAACGAGCGTATATTTTGTTATAAACGACGATAGCGGTTATGTTCGTTCTACGGATTTTGTTCCTATTGGTAGTAGTGATTTAGGGAAATCGGGCTCTGAATGGGATACTATTTATGTAGATAATATAGGATCAGACATTACAGCAAATGATATTATACCTGCTTCTTCTGTTAATGATTTAGGAGATTCAAGTAATAGTTGGGATAATTTATATGTTAATGATATATATCACGATTCTACTCGGATTATAGACGTTGGATCAAACATAGCGGATTTCAAGGTTAACTTACAAGCACCTGAAATAGATATTACTACCGGATTCCTTAATCTAAAAGTTATGACCGGAGCAACGGCGGCAGGATTAACCTCTCAAGACGGTTCAATGTATTATAAATCTGATACTGACGAGATAAGAGTAAAAATAAATGGTTCTTGGGTTACAGTTGATGTCACATAGTTATAAAGTTAAAGTGCAAAAAAAATAATTAATGGTATAATAAAAGTATGAAAAAGCCTAATCTAAAGAAAAAAGATCCAAAAGAAAGAGTAGAACTATATATAAAAGATAGCAATAAGCTTCTTGAAAAATATGGATTAGTGTATCGTCCTACTATTGCTTTTCCTAAACGTCGGAAAGTCCCCTTGTTTTCAAGTCTTGCCCTAAAGATAGTTAACAAACAAGGAGGAATACTTGATATAAAGTTCTCGGACACAACCAAAAAATAATATGCCTAACGATACTCAAATACAATCAGGAGGAAGCACAGCTACTCACCTTATAGGGCAAGGGGAGAATCTTACTGTAATTGCTAAACAATATGGAACGTCTGTTGGAGAATTAGCTAAAATAAATCATATATCTAATCCTAATTTAATATATGCAGGTCAAATGTTACTTCTACCTCAAGGATCAAATAGTAGTGGTTCAGGACAAAGTGGTTATTCCGGAGTAGAAACGATAGAGGACGCTGATAAGATAATCAATCAGGATCAAGACGAAGATATTGCTTCCGGAGTAGAGGGGGAAGAACCTCCTATTAAACAATCTTTTACTGATTTAGAGGAATTAAATAACGCATTAGTTGAAGCTACTAAAGAAGGTGGATCTTCAACGTCAACAGATTTATCAGATATAGCAGGGAACTTAATGCCGGAAGGAGATAAACCTGATTCGGTCAATTTTACAGAAAAGTATGACGAATTGAAAGTTACTTATGATGTAGATACTTTAGAAAGCGAATTAAATGATTTACAGGCACAAGAAGCTGAATTGCAGGCTATTAAAAGACAAAGGGTTGCCGGAGAAGAAGGTAAGACCGTAGCAACCAATGTTATTGCCGGACGTGTTGGAGAAGTAGAAAAACAAGAGAATGAAAGGATTGACGCTATCCAAAGGCAAATCAATAACAAGACTAATCAGCTTAATACAAAATATAAGATTATAGATACTTATATGAATCTCGCAGGGATTGATTATGATAATGCCGTTCAGGAGTATGATAAAGAGTTATCAAATAATATCTCAATGTTTAATACCTTAAAGGGAGTTCAGGAAAGTGAAAAATCAGAAGCGGAAAAAGCAGAAGATAACGCAAGGGCTTCCGTTCAGATAATTTATAATCAATTAACTTCAGGAAATGTAAGCGTATCTGATCTATCGGGAGATCAGCAAAATCTTATTACTAAACTGGAAACTCAAGCGGGGTTACCAATCGGGTTCTTTAAGACGCTACAAAACAATAATCCTAAATCTGATGTTATTTCTACAAAGAATTGGACGGACGAGGATAATAACGAATATGTTTCAGTTATAATGAAAGACAAAGATACGGGTGCGATTAAAACTCAAAACGTATTGCTTGGTAAGGGCAAAGTTTCAAGTAGTTCAACCAAGACAGACGAGGAAAAGGCTATTGTTCAAAGAGATAAGGATTTTGAAAAATATGCTTATGAATTACAGGACGACGTATTTAGTTTAGTCCTTACAAGAGAAGAAGCTAAAACAAGGATCAGAGCACGCTATCCTGAATATGACGATAGCGTTATTGACGATTTAGTGCCTAAAGGATCAATAGAGGAATAATTATCAATTTAATATAATGGTAACTTTCGCTGAAAAATACCGTAAAAAAGAAGAAGAAGAAAAAAAACCGACTAATACTGGAACGGGATCTTTCTCGTCCAAATATAGAAAACAGGAAACTCCGGAGGTTGCAAAGACAGGGGAACAGGATATAGGAGTTCAGAACAAGGCTTTTATGGGGATTTCTTCAGGGCAGACTATATCTCAAACACCGGAAGGACTTACAACGGTTTATGATCCTTATAATGATATTAAAGAAAGTTTTTGGACTAAAGCGGCGAGGGCAATCTTACCAAAGAAAATGGAAGATTATTTTGGTATTAAGAGTAAAGAAAGAAAGATAACAGAAAAGAAATATGAAAGTGCTTTCGCAAGTTATGATTTGAAAGAGTTACAAAAAGACTTGGCAGAAGGTGGAGGAAAGCTACCTAAGAAAACTGCCGGAGAGGAATTAAAGGACACAGACGAATCTAAATATATTCCATTTATCGGAGGAATTGAATCAGCTAAAAAATCTTTAGAATTATACCAATCAGCCAAGAGAGTTGAGAACGGACAAGAAACTACTATTGATATTTTCCGATTAGCACAATATAAGGCTGAATTAGAAAGAGATAAAACCTTTGGGGCTAAAGTAACTAATGTCTTAACCGGACTTCCGGCTTTTGGTGGAGAGTTACTTTTAACCGCAGGGATATTTACTTATGGGAAAAAACTTACAGAGAAGGCTATATCTAAAACATTCAAAGGTGCTTTAACGAAATATACAACCAAATTATCTCCAAAGGCATTGGGAGTTGTAAAATGGGGTGGAAGTGTAGCTAAAGCAACCGCAGGGGTTGTCGGAGGTGGAACATTGCAAACCATTCCGGCAAGGTTTGCAGAGATAACGGACGGGACTATACAAAATATGATTCCAGAATATGCTTTTGAAGCAACTGAATTGGGAGATTTAAGAGCAGTTATAACAGGAGAAGGAGATAAGTTATTTGAAGCGGCGGTTAAATCTTTTGGAAATGAATGGGTTGAAGTAGTATCAGAACACTTTGGGGACGTGTTCCCAGTTATTCTAAAACCTGCTAAAGACGGACTATTAAAGCTTGGAATAGTTAAGTCTTTCCTTAAATTGAATCCTACCGCCAAGATAAGCGACTTTATGAAATGGGTTAAGCGTGCAGGGTGGAATGGAGTTATCGGAGAAATAGGAGAAGAATATGTAGGTGCTGTTATGAGAGGAGTATTATCAGAGATTGGATTAAATGACGACGGGTGGCAAATGCCAACTCGCGACGATCTCAAGGTTATGATTGTTTCATTCTCCGTTCCGGGCGTTATGATAAACGCTACTAATAAAATGATGTCCGATCAGCAAAGCAGTTTTCCTCAACCTCAAGAAGCAGAAAAAGAAATTGAAAAGCCAAAAACTCCTGAAGATATTATAACTGTAACCGGAGCAAGAGATATGTTAGCTGTTAGCACAGGATCAAAAGTTATTGATCCGGAGGTTTTGCAAGTTCTTAAAAAGGATCTTGACGCCTATCATAATGAAATGGCACAGGACGTTATTCAGATCACGGGAGATAAAGAAGAAGTATTAGCTACAACGAAAGTCGTTCCATATCCGGACGGGAAATGGGGATTTTCTTATACTGTTAACACTCCTGATTTAAGCGTATCTTCTGATTATACTATTGGAAAATTAGCTAAATCAAAAGCAGAAGCAATAACATTAGCCAAACAAGAACTATTGGATTATGTCAATAAGGAAGTGAATAATGTATCAGAAGCAAATAAAGACGATTACGAGAATATAATAAAGGAGATCGGAAGGCTTGAACCTGAATCTGACGTGCCAATTACGGTTAAAAAGGAAACAAAGATTACTAAAAAGGGAGAAGCCAAAGAGGAGATTGAGATAAAAGATCCACGTGACGCCGCCAAACATATGATTAGGACTTATGTGTTAAGGGGTGACGCTTTGGAAGATATAAGGAAAACACAACTTGGATCTCATAGTAGCGATTATAGTGCCGGAATAGGAGGGTATGTGAATGGTAAAAAGATTGGCAATGATAGTATCGCTGTTGAAAGGATAGGCGGTGTTGAATTAAAGACGCCTGCTATATTCAAATTAAAAGATATATACGACGAAATTGCCAAAGAAAAAACCACAGAAAAGAAAGAGGAGAAGAAAGAAGTTAAGAAAGAGGAGAAAGCAAAACCTAAAACACAAAAAGAAAAACCTGAATCATTGATAAAGGCTGAAGCAGAAATTGAAAAAGAAAGAATTGAAAAAGAAGAATCAGATAAATTGTTTAATGCTAAAACCGGTGAGAAAGTAGAGGTAACAGCTTATTCCGGAATTGCAGGAGATCGTGATAGCGGTTTTAGAACACCTAATGAAATAGACGCTAAAGCTTATGCGGATACTAAAGCGGAAGGGAAGGAAAAAGGAAAGTTAAGAAGATTTACAGATATTTTAGAGAATCCATATGTTGCCGTCAATCAGCACGCAGTTTTAGATTATTTAGGAGCAAATGAACTTATAGAAAAAGGCAGAACTGAAATGAAAGAAACAGGAGGATTAAGACCTCAAAGCTTAATTATGCAGGAGATTGACGCTTTTATTAAAGCTGAATTAATAAAACAGGGATACGATAGTGTAATTTATATTGATAAAAAAAGAGTAGAATATCAAGTCTTTGATACTTCTAAATCAAAGGAGGTTACAGAAGGAGAGGTTATATTAGACGAATATAGAAAAAAGATTTTGCCGGAGTTTAATACTAATGAGGTTATAGTTGAACTTGACGCTTTTGTAGATAGTATAAGAGAGTTAGATCCGAAAGACGAAATTGACGCTATCCACATAAAACACGGAGGTAAATATGAAGCCACAATTTCATATCCTCACTCTTTAGGAGAGCAAGGAAACCAAAATACGTTTGACTATAAGGAGTATCCTACTATTGAAGAAATTAAAAAAGATATACTTGAAGAATATAAAGATTTCAAAGAGGGTATTAATAAACCTCTTGGGATAACTGGTATAGTTGCTAAATCCGGAAGGGACGAGAATATAGAAAGGGCTATTGATGTTGTAGATATTCCAAAAGAAAAAACGATAGAGAAAAACGAAGTTAAACCAAAAGCTAACGATACTTTACCAAAAGAACTTTCCGGTGCTAAACCACGATATGGGTTTGGATCAAAATTATTTACTTTAAGTTTTGATAGTGATGTAGATAAATCTCTTTATATTGTAGCTAAAACTAAACCAAGTAAGGCTGACGCTCAATATATGGATTTCTTACGCGATATATATCCGGATAATACTGATACTCAAATAAGGGATATGGGATCAAACGTGAGATCCGCTATAAAAGAATTAGCCCGTAATGCAGATCCGGGGAATCTTATTATAAAAAAAGTAGATCAGCCAAAAGTAGAGATAGTAAAGCCGGTTGAGCCTAAACCTGAAGTTAAACCAAAGCCACGTTTTGCAAAGCCTAAAACTACTACGAAAAAAACTACTACTAAAAAAGTTAAGCCTATTGAAGCACATAAAAAGATAATAGGTAGAACTTCTGAATTGCCTATCTTACGAGAGTTTATGGTTAAAGGTGGAGAATTATACTCAACAGATCTTGAAACCGCACTACGTCTAAAAACAGAACTCCCAGAGGGTATGTATAAGGTAGTTGGAAAGGAATCAATTAAAACGGATTCAAATCCGGCAGATTTTCCAGTATTTCCGGAATCAAAAGCAGAAACATTATTCAAAGTTGATAATGATATATTACAAAAAGCACTTAAAAATGCCTTATTAACCATTCCTAAAGATAATACAAGACCGGAATTAACTGCGGTATTAATGGAAGTAAAGGACAATAAGGTTGTTATTGCTTCAACGAATAGCTATGCCCTGTATCAAAAGACTATAAAGGTAAAAACTAAAGGAGAAGCGAGTATATTAGTAAATGATCCAACTAAAATAGCAGGAATTATAAATGTTATTGGGGATAAGGTTGAGTTCAAAGGAGATAATACAGAAAGAGAAATACAATTTAAGGGAAGTGAAGGTGATATTATGTCGCGTAGTATTGAAGGAGAATATCCGGACTATGCAGTAATATATCCGGTTTATAAAAAACAATACTCTTTTGATAGGAAGGAAACATTGAAATCCTTAAAGGAATTAAAACCTTTTGTTGATAGAACAAGTGAAATAGATATTGATATTCGTGGAGATAAAATGATTATGTCTGCAAAGAATGAATCAGAAAATATATCTAAAGAGGTAACGATTCCTATTGGTTCAAAAGACGTTACCACTAAAGAAAAAGTCGCTCACGACGGGGTTATAGTTATGGAGATAAAGGCAGAAGAAGAAAAAACTAAGGCAACGACAACAAAGTTTAACGTAAACTATGTTATTAATGCTCTTACCGTCCTTGAGGAAGATACTACTTATCTTTATAAAGGGGCAAAAGAATCTCCGTTTTTATTTAGTGACGAAGCTGATATTGAAAGCAAGGTAGAACAAACTCCTAAAGTAGAAGTTAAAAGAGTTCCTTCAGGATTAGCTTCAACTGGATCGGGTAGAATAGGAGGATTTGAAGAATTATCTGCTATACCGGACAAGACACCTTCTGAATTAAAGATCTATGAGAAGGTCAAAAATCTTATAGAAAAATATGCCAAGACTATTGGAGAAGGATATTTACCAAGTAACGCCTTAGGAGTTTACTATACTGATACAGGTAATATCAGGATACTTGGAATGAATAATTTATCTGTCGCCGCTCACGAAATAACACATTTTTTAGACGGTGCTTATGATATATCTAAAAAGTTAATGGGGATTAAAGGATATTCTACTAATGGAAGACCTATTTATGAATCAGGAACTTATAAAATGCGTCAAGAAATGACCAGTTTATATGAGAATTATTATCCGGGTGGAAAAAGAAAACATAAACTTGAGAAGCGTATGGTTGAGGGCTTTGCTACTTTATTACAAAAATACACAGAACAACCTTCAACAATATCAGCACAATATCCGACACTTGTTAAAGAGTTCCTAAAGAGAGGAGGAAAATACTATCAACCTATTATGGGAGATATTATTAATGATATGCGTGAGATTATAACAGAATATCAAGGACTTGACGCCATAGATAAAATTGGGGCAAGGGTTGTTGATAACGAAGTAAATGTTAATAAAGATTCATTCCTAAACTTGGGACAAAAGATTAAGACGGAAGTGGCTGACGAGATTTATCCTATTGAAATGCTTGCCAAAGGTGCAGGGGTTCATTTTACAAAAGCTGATCCTTCATTATGGGTAAGACAATATAATAGTTCCAACGCATTGATTCTAAATAACTTAAATGGAAGTAAGGGTTATTGGGGATTCAGGAATGGAGAAGTTACTAAACTACACGACTTTAACTGGAAAGATCTTATCAAAGAGGTAAGAGAAGAACAGCTATCCGAGGAGTTTGGATATTATCTCGTTGCAAGACGTGAGTATTTTCTTTATAAAGAAATGCGAGAAACTAAAGACATTGAATTAAAGGCTGATATAAGAAAGATATTAAGCAATGACGGGTTTACTGAAGAAGAAGTTACCGACGCCTATGTTGAAAATAAGGGCAAGTTTTCTAAATATGAAAGAATGTATGACGATCTTGTAAAGGAAGATCTTGATTTTCTACACGATCCTTCAGTTCAACTTATTAACAATCAGGATTATGACCGCTTAACTAATCAAGAAGGATACGCTTCATTCAAGAGATTCTTCTATGACGAAATTGCAGGTGACGAGGATTCTCCTATCGCTAAAGTTAGGTTTGGATCAAGCAAGGTTTCTTCTACCTTAAAAAGAGTAGGTTCAGAAAAGCCAATTATAAATCCTTTATTCTCTGCATTAACTAATCACGCGGAGATAACAAGGAAGGGACTAAAACAAACCATATATAATAGTATGGCGAATATAGCACCTAAATATCCGTTACTATTCCAAAGACTAAAATTACAAGCTGTTCCGGATCAATACGGCAGAATGTTATACCCTCAAGATAGAGATCCGGCAATCATAATGGGAAGACAAAATTATAAGAGAGTTCCTATACTAACCGACGGAACGATTAAAAAGACTATTGACGAAGTTCTTGATTTTCATAATCTACATACCTTTGAAAAACTTTTAATGGGAGCAAGTCGTTTCTTTACTAAAGGAACAACGGGATTATTTCCGGGCTTTGCTTTAACCAATTATACTATTGACCAAGTAACAGCCGTCGCTCAAACAAAGAATAATTATATGCCGTTGATAGATCCTCTGAAAAAACTATCTAAAGCATTAAATCCTAATAATCCAAATCACGTTTATCTTGAAGAATATCTTGTTATGGGAGGAGATAGACAAACAATGGTTGGTTGGCAGAATAAATCACCTAATGAATTATTTGATATTATTTCTAAAGAAAGGAAAGGCTTATTGAAAGTAGTGGACGCCTTAAACGGAGGAATGGATATTTTAGCCTTACCTTCTAAATGGTCAGAGATTGCTACACGTGCAACAGAATATGTTAAGTCAAGACAATCAAGCAAGTCACCAATCGCCGCTTTAGAGGAAGCCGGAAGGGTTACAGCACCGTTCCACCACATAGGACGTTTAGGCGGTGGTAGAGTTGGAAAGACAATTATAAAATCAATTCCGTTTTTCAATCCGGCTATTCAAGTATTGGCTCAATCCCTTGAAACATTAGAAACTCCGGAAGGAAGGAGAAGGTATGGTTTTGTAGCTTTAGCTATGACGGCGGCGGGAATTGGATCTCTTGCAGTTCTTATGGCTTATGGAACGGACGATCAAAAGAAACTATACGCGGATCTTCACCCTGACGAATTAAATAAATATCTATGGTTACCAAATCCGGACGGAGAAAGTTTAATAAAGATAAGAGTTCCGGATCAAATGTTAGTAGTCGCCACTCTTGTAAATATGGCAATAGCCGATCAGACACTTGACGCTAACTATACAGCTAAAGAATATATGACCGCAGGTATCTCTTGGTTACCTCAACAGTTAGATCCAAGTGATCCGGGGCGAGCATTGTTGGCTTGGATACCACAGATTATAAAGCCGGGTGTTTTGACATTAGCGGGAGTTAAAGATTTCCCAAAGATTATGCCACTTGAAAGCCAATCCCAACAAAACAAGCCGGAAGGTTATAGGTTTAATGAAGCTACTTCACCGGTTGCAAAATGGCTTGGAAAGACTTTTGATCTATCTCCTATAAAGATTGATTACTTGTTAACTGGATATGTAGGTAGGGCTTCCGGATTCCTAACTGGAAAACCGGGTATTTATAATCCTTTTAAAGCATTGAATAGAAAGTATTACTTCTCGTCAGGAAGAAAAATGCAAACTTACTATGATACGAAACAGCAAAACGACGAGGATTATTATGCACATATACATAAATTAAGAACCTTTAAGGTTGGGGAAAGAACTGCTATAATTAGATTACGAAACCAATTAAGTAACATTGGAAATGTTATTAGTAGGTATAAAGATATTGATCCGGATAAGAAGCCTGAAACGGCTACAAGATTAAGGGATCAGATTCTAAAATTAATTGATAAGTTATGATAAAATCGCTTCTCGTATCTATACCACTATTGTTTTTAAGTATTATAATAGGGTATTTTATGATTTGGTTTATGTTCCAGTTTCTATGGTTATCTATCCCTGTGTGGATAGGTTTTTATTTGATACATAGAAAAAAGGGTATAATAGGTAATAATAATTAATCTAATTTTATGTCAGGAGTTTTTTCAAAGATACTATCGTCAGCTTCAAAGCTTGTTCTATTGATGTTTTCTTTTGCAATAATAGTTGGGCTTTTTACCGGCAATGTTAGCGAAGACACCTTCAAGGTAGGTGCTCTTATGGTATTGACTTATTACTTTACTCATAAAGGAGATAGTAGTTCAGAGTTGCCATACGGGGGAAAATAGATTGCCTGTTTTCCGGTGCATAAACCGGATATTATGTCTAAACTGATAAAAGAGGTTTTAATCCTATCATTAGCTATATTATTCGTAGCAGATATAGTTGGGGAAGTAAGACCGATTATAGAGGACGTTCCGGATATTGATCAATGGAAAGGATTTCTTGAAGATACTTTATTGGAAACTGGTAAAACAGAACGTGATTTCGTGATAATGGACGCGATTATCTTTTGCGAGAGCACGTGGGGGCAGTATTACTCCAATGGAGAGGTTAAAGTAAGCAAGGGGAACATAGGATTATCGCAGATAAATAGATTTGCACACCATACAGAATATGAAGAATTAGGAATTGATCCTTATGAGCCGTTTGATAATCTCACTTATGCAGTTATGCTATATAATAGGAACGGGGTTCAAGATTGGGAACAATGGTCGGGACATTGTTGGAAGCCAATCCTTGCTAAAAAAGAAATATATTTTTAATAATTAAATAAACATATGTGTAAAAAAAATAACAAGGAAGAAGAAATAGAATATCCTTTAGAAGAAGATATTGGGGAAGACATACCTGAAGAAGAATCAGAGGAGTTTATAGAGAACGAAGTTTCTAATGGAGTGTTAATAGATAATCGTCCGGAAGAAGAAAAACTTAAAGACTTTAGTTATGAAGAAGTTTTTTCCGGATCTGAATCATTAGTCTATAATGATTTTAATATGTGGATCGCAGAGGATAAGATCCAAAAAATGCTAAAGACGTTTGATATACAAAATCAAGCAAGTTCGTCTTCTTGTTTAGCACAAGCCGGAGCATTGGCTTTAGCTATCAATAATTATCTTGAAGAAAAGAGATATGAAAGAATGTCGGCTCGTAGCATTTATCCTTATAGGAGAAATAAACCACAAAAAGGAATGTGGGTTAGTGATCTTGGAAAGATAGCTACCGAACGAGGAGTTTTGTTTGAGGATCTATTACCTTCTGAAAGAATGAAAGAAGATCAAATGAATGATTTAAGTGATTACCTTCCTTCCTTTGAAACTATCGGAAAAATCTATAAGGCAGAAAGTTACTTTTGGATTCCAGTTAAGGACATAGATAAGACAGCACATATCCTAAAGCTTGGATTACCGGTTGTTTTATGTATAAGATTTGGGGACGGAGAATATAGAAAGGAAGTGCCGGTTGTTCTCAATGGAAATAAGACTAAATACGGACACGGAATAGTAGCGTTGCCTAATTCTTTCTTTATGCACGAAGGCAAGAAAGCTATTATGATACAAGATAGTTCCGGACTAACAAGCACCTTGAAGGGCGAGAACCAACGCGGAAGACGTATTTTAACTGAAGATTGGTTTACTTCCGGAAGGGTAAGTGCGTCAATATGGTTTCAGGATCTCCAAAATCTCGCTACTCTTAACGCAGATCTTGAAAAGCCAACTTATAGTTTTACAAGAGAATTGACTACCGGAATGAGAGGAAATGATGTTGCACAGCTTCAAAGGTGTTTAGGATACTTAAAGAATAGCGAAGGTTATTTCTTCCCAATGAATGTTCCGCCAACAGGATACTATGGAGGTATTACAAGAAATGCCGTTAAGAAGTTCCAAGCTGAATATGCCGTTATAAAGACAGGGAATGTTGACCGTGCTACAATGATAGTATTGAATAAAGTATTTGCTGAATAACGCCAAAAGAGAGTAGAGCAAACCGCCAAAACCTACACTAATCCGGACGGATTACTACCCTACTCTCTTTTAAGCCGGTGAGATTATCTTGCCGGCTTTTATAATTGATTCTTTATTTTAGTTTTATATTCTTCTATCAACTCTTTCAATTCTTCTTTAGTCCACCTCTTGGCTTTTCTTCCTCTCCTTCTCAAATCGTCCACATAAGTTCGTCCATACATATCTATCATTCTTACGGTATATTCTGTTAGATTCCCACCCAAGTAAGTATTACATTTATTACATTGGCAATGGATATTAGATTCCTCAAACTCTGTATCGGAATAACTACCCTTTGGAATGAAATGCCCGGCGTGTGTTTCTTTCCATTCTTTTTTTACTCCACAAGTAAAACAAACACCCTTGTCTTTCTGTCTAATGTATGGACTTACATAATTCTTCCATAACATTTTTTGAAGCTGTTTTACTGTTGGATCTTTTAGTTTAGGCATTGTTTTATTTAGTTTTATATTTACATTATACGCTATTAACGAGCTGTGGACAAATAAAAATAAACCCTTGTATTATAAGGCTTTAGAGATCCGTCCAGTTGCTCTTGACAATACTACCAGTTGCTTTATACTGGAAGATACAAGGTCGCTAATAAACAATTAATATATATATGAAAATCGCCAAAGCCCTAATCAATACAATAGTTGTATTTCTTACTATTTATTTCGGGATATTCTTATTTTGGTTGATGTTGAGTATGGGTTGTTTAACCTATACAGAACAGCACGGTTGGGATTCCGGAGAGTGTAGTCAGAATAGTCTTACAGATTTAGTAAGAGTAACCCACGCACCGTTGATTGAATTAGTATTAAATCTTAATGATTAAGAAAATGAAACAGAAAGATATAAAGGAAGCTATAAGAATAATGGCTCAAAAAGGTGGAAAGGCTACCTTAAACAAATACGGGAAAGAGCATTTTAGCAAAATGGCTAAAAAGCGTTGGGATAAAGTAGCACAAGATAAGAAAAATTAACAATATATTACTATGGAAATGAAAGACTTTACAAAGGAACTAAGTGTTATCAAGACACAAGTTTCTAAAGCCGTATCTGCCGCCGAAAATCTTGAGATCAAGACCGCAGACGATATGGTTATCGCCACAGAGATTTTAAGCAAGGTAAAAGGAATCGGAAGACTAATAAAAACAGAGAAGGAAAAGATAACAAAGCCAATTACCGAAGCAATAAGAAACGCAAGATCTTTTTTCAAACCTTTAGAAGACAATTTCATAAGTGCTGAAAAGATAGTTAAGTCTAAAATGGTTACTTATCAGATTGATCAAACGATTAAGGCTGAAAAGAAAGCAGAGAAGATCGTTGAGAAAGTAGAAAAAGGGAAAATGAGTTTTGATAAAGCCGCCGATAAGATTGAGGAAGTTACTCCGGAGAAGAAAGTTGAAGCCAAGTCCGGAACTGTGACTTTCAAAAAGAGGAGAGTTGTAGAAATAGTTGACGAAACTAAAATACCAAGAGAGTTTCTTGTCCCAAATATGGTCAAGATTAGAAAGGTTGCTCTTGCAGGTGTGTTAATAGAAGGTGTAAAAGTTGTGGAGAAACAAGAAGTAGCCGGAACAGCTTATTAAGCTATAATAAAATACTATGGTAAAAAAACAATCGCCAAAGAAAAAAGCAACAGCTAAAAAGAAAAAGACAAAAGCTATCGTTAAGAAGAAAGCAACAACACAAGAGTTGGTAGATATGTTTGCAGGATCTTCAAGTCTTCTAAAGAACGATAACTCTCAAGATAAATCTCTTATTTTAAGGGTAGCAGAAGCCTTTGAGATTCCCGCAGTATGTGTGAATATAATGGGTGGACTTCCTTACATAAATAAGGACGGATTGTTATTCAAATTAGACGAATACTACGGTGATAAGATCTTGAGCCTTAAAACAAATGTTGTGGAATACGCCAAAAAGCCCGGAGATAAAGCTATCGCCGAGGCTATTTTAATCCTTAAAGGAGGTATTGAGTTTAACGCTATCGGAGAAGCTGACGAGAGGAGTATCAAATTGTCAGCCGTTAAACAAACTCCAAATATGATGGCTGAAACGCGTGCACAGAACAGAGTTATCCGTAGGGCAATCCAAGCTAAAATGTTGAGAGGACTATATACAAAACTTGGAGATAGCGGTTCTTATTCCGATCAAGAGAAGAAGGTTATACAAAATGCTGTTCAAAGTTCCGCAGAGGAAATGAGCCATAAGGACGCTGAAAGAGTTAAGGTTGATATAATTGAAGAAACCGAAGGATACGATATGAAAGAAAATATCAACAATACAGATTTAATGACAGCTTCATTATTAAAAATAAATAATGAAACAGATCCAACAGGATTATCCAAGATCTATGAGATTGTCAAATCTGCTCCTAACTATACAGAAGCCCAAAGGAAGATATTGGTCGGTGCTATCGCAACCCAAAGAAAAGAATATGCAGGCAAAAAGTAAACAAAATGATTCTCCTAAAGGGTATCTATCTTGGTCACAGCTTAATATGTGGGAGAAAGATCCTAATCTATATTATCAAGTCTATATAGAAGGGATAGATCAATTCAGAACCAAATACCTTGAGTTAGGAAAAAGGTTAGCTGACGGATTAGAGGTTGGGTTTGATAAGGAGCGAGATCCTATGTATGAAATGATAATCATATTCGCTCCGAAGATACTACATAAAGAGTTTCAGATACCAAGACTAATCGGGGAAGGAGAAAGAGCCGGCTGTAAGTGTAAAAAATGTTTGGCGAGGGGGATTGAAAAACCTCTTATGTTTGAAGGAATACCTTTATATGGGAAGTTAGACGGATTTGACGATAAGAAGCTTGAGGTATTAGAGATTAAGTCAGGTAAGAAATGGACGCAGAAAATGGTTAATGATTTAGGACAGATAACATTTTACGCTTTCTTGGTATGGCTCAAATATGGAGTATTACCTAAAAAAATATATCTTTATTGGGCGAGGACAGACGAAGATCCGGTAACAGGTAAATTATTCCTAACCGGTAAAACTAAAACCTTTGAAACAGTAAGAACAATGAAAGATATTATATTGTTTTCTAAAAGAATTAAAACTTGTTGGGTTGGAGTGTGTGAACTCGGCAAAATGGTAGATTACTAAATTATGAAAACACGACCAACACTTATAAAAGAGAAAGGTAAGAAACAAAATAATAAATGTTATTGGTGTGAAGAACCTCTAAACGATAAGTTGCTTACGTTGGATCATATAGTGCCGAGATCGTGGGGTGGATTAATGATTGAAGATAATGTTGTATTGACTTGTCGTGAATGTAATCAGAAAAAGTTAGATAGAATGTGGATTAAAAGAAAGAGAGGATTCGCTGATGTTCATTATCTTAAAGATACAAAAACTTCTACTATCATTGACGAGGATAAAAAGAGAATAATAATTAAAACTACTATCAGATACGAATGAAAAATAATCTACACCCTAATTCAACGCAGATACCTAATATATTACTTGATTGGGTTATCCCTAACATAAGCGAAGCGGAAGTGAAATGTCTATTATATATATGTAGGAGGACTTATGGCTTCCAGAAAGAAAGGGATAGAATAAGTATTTCTCAATTTGTAGGTGGTATATCTAAACATAATGGAGTAAAGATTGATAGCGGTTGCGGAGTTTCAAGACCTTCTGTTGTAGAAGCACTTAGAAATCTTGTAGGTTCAGGATTATTAGAGGTGATAAAAACCGGTAGAGGTAATTATTACCAAATAATAGACACCGCAGACATAGAAAAGATAAAGAATAATGAGGTAGTTAAGAAAGTTAACCAGTTAAGAAAGTTAACCAAAAAATGTAAAGAAAGTAAACCAAAGCAGTATAAGTTACTTAACCTACAAAACAAAGGAAACAAAGTAAAACAAAGTAATAGCGAAACAAGTTCGCCCGTTACTATTTTAAGAGATTATTTTTTAGAAGAATGTAAGACAAAACACGGATTTGAACCAGAAATGGCTTTTGGTAAAGAGGGCAGATTATTGAAGGAGAAATTAAAACGCTTTAGACCGGATCAGGTTAAAGATCTTATAAACCAATTTCTTAATTCAAAGGTGGGGGCAGATCTGGGATATTCTCTTTCTATATGTTTATCGGCTATTGTTATCAATCAATGGCTTTCCGGAAAACTCGGAAAAAAGAAAAAACCTCATTATGACGGGTTTCCTATGGCTATGAAAAATGGGAAATGGTTTGTTATTAAGGGTAGCGATTGGTTAGAGTTTGCCGGAAGAAAAGAAGAAATAATTTATAAGTAAACCAATGAATAAAGAACAACAATTAAGAGAAGCAATAATATCGGCTGTTCCAGATATACAAGAGTTAGTGTTTGGTTGTAGGATTATAACCCCATCTGGATATAAAAGAACCATAGTCGCAGTTAAAGATGACGTTATAATTTCATCAGATGGTAAAGACATGTTCAGGCACAATGAAGAAGGTGTCCCGTTAGATATAACAGATATTGAAATAATAGGCAGACCAATAACCCTTGCTGATGTATTGAGGGCGAGCCAAGATATAATGTCTAAGGGTAATGATAACTCTGTTTTTGAAGAAGATATGGAAAATATAGTTATGAATTGGAACTTAAAAGAACCCCTATCAAACCAATCCCAAGAAACCTTGACATTTCTTGCAGACTTGCTATTATAAGAACATAATTAACTAAATTGTATTCTTATGAAAATGATAGTAAAAAGGGGTGATAAGTTTAATAATTGG